GCAATCGCTGTGGCTGCGCTGAGGCTTACGGGCGGCAGGACTACTGCCGGATCGGGGTGGCGCTGCGTGACGCCGAGCAGGCCGCCTACCGTGCGACGAAGGCGGATATGTATGTGCCGCTGGCGGTGCAGCCATGAACGGAACCGAAGTCACCGGGATCATCCGAAACGTCGGCTACGGGATGCGCGATCTGAGCCGTCCGTGCCTGTGGTTCGAAGTTTTCACGAGCGAGGGCACCGCCTCTCTCCAGATCTTCACCGGCGAGGCCGCCGACAAGATCATCACGGACGCGCTCGTCTATGACGTGAAGCAGCTCGAAGGCAAGCCGTGTTGGGTGGCGGTCGGCGGGAACTCGATGACGTTCCTCCGCATGTGGAGCAACCCATGAGCGCCGTGGAGTGGAGCCTGTACTCGCTCGGCCTGGCGCTCTACACGGCGACTGCGGCTGTCCTGTTGGCGGTGGCGTGATGACTAGTTCTCTGGCACGCATCTACACCCCGCAGGACCGGCTGAGCGAACGGGACCGTCTCCTGTCCCGAGTGATCGGACTAACGGTCTCCGAGGTCGGGCTGACCAACAACGACGAGCAGGATCTCTGGCAGCGCGTGCGTCTGCTTGGGGAGCAACTGCTGGACCGCGCTGATGCGGCGGTTGCTGCACGGGTTGCACTCGCGGCCCACAGCGACCGCATCGACCGCCATATGAAAACGCACCGCGAGTGTGTCATCCGCCAGGAGTGCGGCACCTACCGCTCGCTCGTTCGCCAACACTGCCGCCTCCAACGTGAGGCTGACCGCCGCTTCCGTGATCTCGTGGGAGGCTCACGATGACGACAACGACAGACCATGAGGATCGCGCCGTCTGGGTGCCCGCACTGATCGCCTGGGCCGAGCAGGAGCGCGACCATTACGAGGCTCACGCCTTCCGTCTGCGCTGGGGGGGGCAACTGACCAACGCTGCCGACTACATGGCGCTCGCGGCGTCAGCCCAACTGATCGCTGACCGGGCGCGGGTGCTGCTGGTGCCGGCCTCGCAGCCTGTCGGACTGGCCGACGCCTGCGCCGCGCTGCCGGACTGGACGCCTCCGGTGTTCGCGCCGGCCTCTGACGAGCCGCCGGCCCAGCTGGTGCCATTCGTGGGCTGGATACGGCTGAAGTTTGGGGCGTTGCTGCCGGGCCTGTCCGTGGAGACGTGGCAGGCCATCGGCTGTCTGATCCTGATGGCGCGCGGGCTGCGGCCATGAGCCTGGGACTGAGAGCTTCGATCATCCTGGCGGCCGTTGTAGGCTCGCTCGTTGGGTCCGGCCTCACCATGATGAGCCGTCCGCAGGCACCCTCGTTTGGCGGTCCCGGTTGCCAGTCGCATGTCATCGAGATCCCTGCTCGCGAAGGGTTCGCCGGCGCGAGTCTCCTACTTGCCTCGTGTCCGCCGGTGCGGCCATGAGCAGCACCGTCACGCGCATCCCGTCCACTGAGGCCGGCCCCGTTGCCAGCCGATTCAAGGCGCTGATTCAGCCCTACTGCCAGCGCGTAGAGATCGCCGGGTCACTCCGCAGGCGGTTGCCCACGGTGGGGGACATCGAGATCGTCGCCGTGCCGCGCGTGGAGACTGTCGAGACGATCGTGCCGGACCTGTTCGGAGAGTCCGTCAAGGTTGAGCAGATCGACCGGCTTCACGAGTTCCTGGAGCGCGCTCTGGCGGACGGCATCGTCAGCAAGCGGCCCCGGTCAGACGGTCTGACCTTCTGGGGGCCGAAAGCCAAGTACATGGTCTTCGAGGGGATGCCTCTCGACCTGTTCACGCCCGACGCGGATCGGTTCGGAATTATTCTCGCGATCCGAACCGGCCCCGCGATGTTCTCCAAGCGGCTCGTGTCGCCTGATGACGAGCAAGTCCAGGTCGGCAAGCTCGGCAACGGCCGGCCGGTCATGAAGCGCGGGCTGATGCCGCGCCGATTCCGGGTGCAGGACGGATGGCTGACTTCCCGAGTCAGCGGCGAGCGCATCCCCACGCCCGAAGAATTCACCGTCTTTGAGTTGCTCGGCCTTGACTACGCCGAGCCGTGGCAGAGGTTTTGACGATGGCGCTCCACTTCGATGACCCGACCCCCATCCGCTTGCATCCCGCCGACCAGGCCGACGACACGCCGGCGCTGTTGCTGGCCCTGGCCGAGACGCTGCGCTCGCTCAACGCCGAGACCACCTATCTCCTGTCCGTCCTGACCGACCAGTCGCGCGACGTGGGCCGGCGCATCTATCTGGCCGAGGCGCAGGCGCGCACGGTCCTGGAGACGACTGGTCGCGCTCAGGAGTCAGTCGAGCGTCTCACGCGCTCCCTGCGCGCTGCTGGGAGGCTCTGATGGTCGCGCAGCTACGCGAGCCTGTGCAAACGCTGCCGTGGCTGATGACGCCAGACGTTCCGCCGGCCGAAATGATCGCGCGGGTTGGTGGCCGGCAGGGATTCACCCGCGCAACCGATGGCACGTTCACGGTCAGCGCTGTAGGGCACCACATCGGGCCAATAGCTCAGCGCATCGTGCTCAGCTACGCGCTCAGATTCCAGACACGGGAGCAACTAGCGGAGCGCTGGACTCTCTCTGTTCGCCATGTCGGCTCGGTCATCGCGGGCGACGCTCATCACTGGTTCACGGCCCCGGTCCGTCGATGGCTGATCTCGCAGGGGATCGGTGATGAGCGAATGCAGCGAGACGCTTTGCACGGGCGCTTGGAGCAAGTCAACGCCGCGCTGACACGGATTGCGGCAGAGGCGTCTGTGATGCTGAGGCCGCCTGTTCCCTTGTCTCAAACGGCGCAGGCCCGCGTTACGCTGGACCTGTACCTGATCTCCGGTGCGTGGCTCAACGAGGACGCTCCGTGAGGCACCCGCGGGAGATCAACCGGTCGGTCGGAGCCTTCGAGATACTGGCCGGCCCGTGCTGCGAGAACCGAGAGTGCCCGTCGCGCGAGTGCTGGCCCTATCCAGGCGAGTCCCTCGACCAGATGAAAGCACGGCTCAGGGCGAAATACAACTGGCCCGCGATGGCGGCCAGCACGGAGGCACAGACCAATGGCGATTGAGACGAACGCAATGGCGGTCCGCGACGAGCAGACCACCGCGCTTGCTGTTGGCGGCTGGGACCGTCAGCAGATCGAAGTCATCAAGACCATCATCTGCCCCGGCGCCAGCGATGCGGAACTGAGCCTCTTCGGCGAGGTCTGCAAGCGGACCGGCCTCGATCCTTTCGCCCGTCAGATTTACGGGATCATGCGCGGCCAGAACGTCAAGCAAGGCAACAACTGGAAGTGGGTCGAGAAGCTCAGCATCCAGACCAGCATCGACGGGTTCCGCCTGATCGCTGAGCGCTCCGGCCGGTACGCTGGGCAGCTGGGGCCGCTCTGGTGCGGCGAGGATGGCAACTGGCGCGATGTGTGGCTGTCCTCCGACTTCCCGGCCGCTGCGAAGGTCGGCGTGATGAAGGAGGGTTTCAGGGAGCCGCTGTGGGCCACGGCTCGCTGGGACTCCTACGTCCAGACCTACAACAAGGATGGCAATCAGATCGTCGGGAATATGTGGCAGAAGATGCCCGATGTGATGCTGGCGAAGGTAGCCGAATCGCTGGCCCTGCGCCGTGCTTTCCCTGCCGAACTGTCTGGCCTGTACACGTCCGACGAGATGGCCCAGGCCGACCGCAACGCGCCTGCCCCGCAAGCTGCGGTGATTCAGGGGCCATCACCACGCCGCATCAAAGCCGAGGGGAAGTTGCGCGCGGGCCTGACGATGGCGGCGAGCCTGGGCATTGAGAGCGAACCGATTGACGTGGCCGCGCTGTCCGACGACGACTTGCAGGGATGGCTGGATTGGCTCGCCGTCTCGATCAAGGCGGTGCAAGAGCAGCAGCCGGCCGCTGAGGCCGTCGATGCTGAGGCGGTGCCTGTCTGATGGCGCTGAACTCGATCCAGCGGCTCGATGCTGCCGACCATCTCGTTTCGCTCATCGCCACGGCCTTGACGCTCGGGCACCCTCAGTCGATGCGCATGGCGCGCATCGGCCTGGGCGACCTTATCGGGCTGCACGAAGAGCAAGTCAAGCTGCTGACCACGCGCCTTGAGTCGTGGATACGGAACCAGCAGGGCGCGCTCGTGGCTCCTGGGGCGGGTGGCTGACCCATGCCGAACCGCATTCTGCACGAACGGATCTGCGTGTCCGAGACCATCGCGCAGCTCACAAGCGACGAAGAACGGTTCTTTTACCGCCTGATCGTGCAGTGCGACGACTTCGGACGCTTCGATGGGCGAGCATCGGTCATCCGTGCCCGGTGCTTCGCCTTGCAACTCGACACGGTGTCTGACGAGGCCGTTGCGGGCTGGCTGGACGTGCTGACGAGCGTCGGGCTTGTCGCCATGTACGAGGTTGACGGCCGCAGTTTCCTTCAAGTCACGACCTGGGAACGGTACCAGCAGACGCGCGCAAAGCGGAGCAAGTACCCCGACCCGATGGACGATCCGCAATCACCTGATAGCAACGGATATCACGCGCCTGCATATGTCCCCGAGAAGCGAGAAGCGAGAAGCGAGAAGCGTAGTTCGATACACGAGAAGCGAGATGCGAGTTCGGAGATCGACGACGATCCAGAAATCGGCGCTGACGCGCCGCCCACACCCGCGACCGACACCGAAAAGCCGAAGCGGCGGAAGGCTGGCACACCGGTCCCCGACGAGTTCCCACTCGAAGAAAAGCACTTCGAGTACGCGGCTGGACTGGGGCTTGACCGGGCGGTTGCCGAAAACGAAACAGCGCTGTTTCTGAGCTACCACCAGTTTCACGGAACGCTTGGGGCGAATTGGTACGCCGGGTGGCAAAAGTGGATCCGGGACGCCGTGGGCAAATTCGCGCCGCGAGCAAGTCCCGGGCATCGCAACGGCAGTTCGAGGCCGCCGCCGAACGGGCCGGCCTCGAAGGTGATGACTCCGAGTGACGACCCATTCCAGACTCGGTACGGATCGCTTCCACGACGCTGATTCAGGCCCAGGAGGGCAGCATGGTCAAGACCACGACGATTGAGAGCTTCCAGGCCGCAGACCGCGACGACGAGCAGCAGCCCGATCCGCCGAGGAACTACCTCGCCGATCTGGCCGAGCGCATGGTCCGTGACCGTGAGGGCGCCGCACCGCACGTTGGCGATCCCTTCGAGGGCATGAGCCTGGACGTGGACCCTGCTGATGCCTTCGGCCTGGTCGAGGGGCAGGTACGGGCCTGGCTGTCCGAGGCTGGTCGCTGGGCCACCGAGATCGATATCAAGCACAAGACCGACCAACTCATGGCCGAGGCGCAGAACGCTCGCCCTGGCCCTGTGACGAGCGAGGCGCGCTACAGCGTGGCTCCTGACGGCACCGTGACCGACTACCAGCCGCTCGAAGCGCCGGCCGAGTTGCCCGAGATGCCTGCTCACGGCCTGCGGGTGCCGAAGTCCACCGAGTTCGACAGCGACGGCTGGGCTGACAGCACGGCGCTCTACCAGCGCGCTCAGGCGCTCATCGAGCGGCACCCTGACGAACTGGAGCACCTGGAGGGCATGTCGCTCAGCTTCCTGTGGAAGCTCAAGGGCGGCAAGTCGCGGGGCCGGCCGATCTATGGCCAGTGCGTCAAGGCCGGCGGCTTGCTGAAGCACTTCGCCACGTCCACGTTTCTGATCTGGCTGGCCGCTGACCACGTGCTGGCGGCACGCTACGGGGATCGGGAGATCGAGGCGCTGCTGTTCCGCCAACTGCTCGCGGCCGGCGTCGCGGATGTTGACGAGAACACGGGACGTGGTGGGGGCGCAACGCTGGTACCCCCAGATGTCCAGGCTTACGCGGCTGAGCTTCGGGTCTACGGACTGTGGGAATCGACGCTGAAGTCTGCGGCGCAGGCGTTCAGGCAGGCTCCCCTGTTCACTGGCGAGCCGTCCGACTTCGAGCGCCAGGAGTCGCAGCAGGCCGGCTACGCCGAGGATGTCCAGGAAGAGCACGAGGCCAAAAACGGGGCTTTCGACGCGTCTCTACTCGAAGGGGCAAGCCAGGAAGAGCACGAGGCGTCCGACACGCCTTCGCTCGCCTGCTCGATCTGCGGGGCCCCGATTGAGGCGGATGCTCTGCCACCACAGGATGCGGAGATCCCGGCCGTCGTGCTCTGTGAGGCCTGCGGTGAGGACGGCATCATCGAAGACGAGGCCGCTGGCTGATGGCAGGGCAGAGCAAGCGGGGGCCGGCCAGCGTGCCGGCCCCGATCCTGAATGCGCTGTCGCTCGCTGACGTGGCCCTGGAGGGGTGCAACGACGCGCACGGCGATGACGAGGTTCGTGAGGCGCGTCGCGCTCTCTCCGAAGCGCTGCCACTGGCTCAGACGATGTACGCACCGGAGACGATCTACGACCTGTGGCCGAGCGACCCATCCCTGCAAATCAGCCGCGTGGCCCAGGAGTTGATTCACGCATCTGGGAAGTGGCCGCACACTCCTGACACGGAACAGGCGTTGCGGCTTGCGGTAGCCCGCGCGGTGGGCGCGTTGCAGTCAATCCGTCTCGTGCCCACCGAGGCATACCCGCGCCACGTTGGCCGGAGACTGCTCTGATGCGAATGCCCGGCATCGCCCTGCCGCCGCTGCCTGAGCACCTGGAGGACATCAGAGCCGCCGTCGCCGCGCTGACTGACTACGAGCGCCGGCTGCTGATGCCAGCCATCGGCAACGACAACATCCGCCGCAACAGTGAGCGGCACGCCGAGATCGCCAGCCGCGTAGACCGCGAGCGCAACAGGCGGCGGCCTGACACGCGACAGTTGAGACTGGAGGGTGCGGCGTGACGCTCGTGCTCAGTCTGTTCCCCGGCATCGGCCTTTTAGATCATGCCTTCGAGCTTGAAGGCTTCTGCGTGGTGCGCGGGCCGGATGTGCTGTGGGGCGGCGATGTGCGCCGCTTCCACCCTCCAGCAGGCCGGTTCGACGGTGTGATCGGCGGGCCACCGTGCCAGATATTCAGCAATCTTGCTCGTCTCGTTCATGCCAACGGCCATGAGATTCGATTCGGGAACCTCATCCCAGAGTTTGAGCGCGTGGTCGCCGAGTCGCAGCCGTCGTGGTTTGTGATGGAGAACGTAGCCCAAGCGCCAGAGGCAGCAGTCGAGGGCTATCGAGTCTCAGCATCCATCGTCAACAACCGATGGTTTGGCGGCGAGCAAGACCGTGAGCGACGAATCAGTTTCGGAAGCCGTCATGGTGGTGCTCTAGTCTACGACGTTCCACTCTTCGAGGCGGCTGGATATTCTCGGACGGTCACGAGCAATAGCGGTGGCCGTGGACGCGGACAGCCGAGTTCAACGGGCGCTGGTCGCGGAGCAAATGGGCAGGGGCACCGATTCCGTCTTGATGACGCCTGCCGGCTTCAAGGTCTTTCGGCCGACTTCCTACAGGACGCGCCATTCACATCTGAGGGCAAGCTAAGGGCCATCGCCAACGGTGTACCGATCCCAATGGGGCGAGCACTGGCGCGGGCGGTTCGTCGATCGCTTGGACTTCCTCTGCTCAGTGAGGACGTCTGATGGGCCGCACCACGCTCCCGCCGCACGTCAGGGCCATGATCCCGGCCGCTGAGCGCTCAGCTCCAAAGTCCACACGGCAACTTGCGCAAAATCGCAAGTTGCAAGCATCACCAGATAGGGCGCTGGACCAAACGGATGGCCGCTCGTCGCAGCTAGAGCGGCTGCTGGCCGTCGCCATCGCGCTCACAGGACTCCCAACGCCTGAGCGGGAGTACCGCTTTCACCCGACGCGCCGTTGGCGGATCGACTTCGCGTGGCCGGCACACAGGCTCGCCGTCGAGGTCGAGGGCGGTATTTACCGAGGCGGCGCGCACACCAGCGTGACCGGCCTGAAGCGCGACATTGAGAAGGGCAACGCGATCACGATGGCTGGCTACCGCCTCCTGAGATTCCACGGCGACCAGATCAAGAGCGGCGAGGCCGTCCGGCTCATCGCGCAAGCGCTCGGAGTAACACCATGATCGCCACCGAACGCGACCAGAAGACCAGCAGGCAGACCAGCGGCGTCATGCTGAAGCCCGGCCACTGGGCCTCTGCGCCGATTCACAGCTTTCACCACTGGACCGGCGGGACGGAGGTGGTGACTTATTGCGGGCTGGCCGCCAACATGGCAGACGGTGCCCGCCTCACCCGCGAGATTGTCTCGTGTATGCAATGCGGACAGGCCAGTCTGACGGCGATCCGATCATGAGCACCTGCACATCTCGCATCGTGATCTCGGCAGCGTCTGCCTGCGTCGGCATGGTTCTGGGGGCTGTACTGGGAATTATCGTCGGCGTCCTGGCTGGGGCCGACTGGGCGCGGAGGTGGCGGTAGATGTGCAACTGCGTTAGTCTGACAAATGCCGCGCTGGCAGAACACAACACGGAGCTAGGTACCGTCACGATCATGAGTGAGCAGCGGTGGTCGCGGCGCATCGGCATCACGACCGACATCGTCGAGAAAAAGCGCGGGGCGAAGCCTGTTCGCATCGTGGCGACGTTCTGCCCGCTTTGTGGAGGTCCGTATGAGGCCGCCAGCAGCAGCGCCGCCACCGCCGAGGCCGAGCCGCGCGCCGGCCAGCCTCCGCAGACGGAGGGGGTGTCGTGACGCCTGAGCAGACGAAGTTGATCGGGATGTTCGAGAACCTTCGGCAGAAGTTTGACCACGCGATAGTCGGGGTGGCTCTGGCTCAGGAGTACATGCGGCAGAAGGACTATGCGAAGGTCGATGCCACCCTGACCCGGATCATGCAGGGGCCGGTCCGACCAGCCAGCGCCACCCACGACGCGCGATGAGGCGGGAGGGGCGGTGTGATGCGAGTGCCACGGCATCAAGGGTGGGATCAGACCTTCATGGAGTGCACGATGGATGATCTTGAGGAGACGCTCACAGATGCGCTCAAGTCGAGGAAGAAGGTCTTCGAGGAGCGGATCACCATCCGGAACTTCCAAGACACGGTGACCATCACGATCAGGAAGGAACGGTACTCTGCACCGAAGCAGCGCACCGCAGCTACGGCCGCCGCGAGTGGTGGTGGTGAGTGATGGGTGACGAGATCGAAGAGATCAGGACGCGATGGCGAGCCGTTGGGGATGCACACGAACAGGGGCGAGAGATCAATCCGCTGGATCTCCTGCTGACTTACGCTGCCGATACTCGCGCCCTGCTTGACGTTCTGGCCGCATCCGAGGCCCGCGCGGCGTCTGCGGAGGCTGAGAACCAGAGGCTCACTGATGCACTGGCAGGCATCCAGTTCGACCTTATCAACTGTCATCAGGCGGCAGGACGCAACGCCTGCGAGCACATCAAGGACGCCATTGTGATCGTCAATCGCGCCCTGCTCGCGCAGCCGTCCGCCGTGGTGCCCGATGCGTAGGGCCGTCATCGACACGACCGGCCGCCTCGCCCTGGGCGATCAGGCTCGATTGGCAGGCTATGCGCCCGGCACTGTGGTTGACGTGCTGCTCACGAAGGCCGTCCAACTCATCATCACGCCGACCGATTTCGCAGATATTATCGACTTGAAAGCGAAACCGCCGCCTGCCGACATGGCGAGGCGAGCGATCACGCCAAGAGTGGTGCCATAGAAATCGGTGATATGATGAGCATGACTCATTGATTTCATTGATTGATCGAGGTAATCAATGGCAGGTACTGGCGGGCGGCGTCCGGGGGCCGGGCGAAAGCCAAAGCGGATCGATCCGGCAACGAAGTCACCGATCAGGGTGGCCGACCTGAAGCTTGCTGCCAACCTGCCGAAACTCGTTGATGTGGCGGTCGCGCTGGCTCTCGCCGGTGACAAGTCGATGGTTATCTATTGCATCGACCGCGTGATGGGAAAGGCCGTCCAGCCTATCGACCTGGATGTGAAGCGCACAGCCGACCGCCTCGCATCAGCTACCGGTGCCGATCCTGAATTCCTGATCCGTCGCGCGCAGCAGCTCGCAGACGAGAACACGGCCGGCACCGGCTCGTGAGCAAGTACAGCGCGGCCGTACTTGCCGCGCTTCCCCTGGCCGCTGCCGAGTGGGAAGCCAACCAACGACGGCAGGCCCAGGCGGATGCTGAGCGCGCAGCTCGTGCGCTGGACGCCGACGCGGTGACGACGCTGCTATCCCCGCTCCAGTGGGCCGAGCAGAACGCCACCATCGTGCTCCCGACCGAGGGGCGCCAGGCATTCAGTGCCTACCCTTACCAGGGCCGTCTACTTGACGACCGCTCGCCGCGCCGGATCGTTCTCAAGGCCAGGCAGACGGGGCTATCGAACGCCATCGCCATCGAGGCGTTACACCTGGCGATCACCAGGCCTGACAGCACCATTCTGTTCGTGTCGCGCAACCAGCAGGCCGCTAGAGTGCTCATCAACTACGCCGAGCATACGATCAACGGCCTCCGCGAACCACCGACCTTGACCAACGAAACGCAATCGGAGATCGCGTTCGCCAACGGCTCGCGCATCATCTCGCTGCCTGCCAGCCCGTCCACCGGACGCAGCATCGCGGCGACCCGTGTGTACCTCGACGAGTTCGGGTTCGTTCCATACGACGAGCTGATCTACGAGAGCATCGCCGGCACCGTCTCGACGGGTGGGGACATGACCATCCTGTCCACGGCGAACGGCCGCACCAACCTGTTCTTCAGACTCTGGTCGGGGCTTGAGGGCGGCGAGTGGTCGCGGCACCGCGTGCACTGGTCGGACTGCCCGCGTTACGACGTTGCGTGGTGCGAGCGCACCCGTGCGGGGATGACGCGTCAGTCGTTCGCTCAGGAGTACGACCTGGACTTCATCACGTCGGGCGACGCAGTATTTGACCCGGACGACCTGGCGCGGGCGCTGGTCGGATGGAACCCGGAGGCCTCCGGCTGCGGGCGGATCATCAACGCCTGGGACATCGGGAGACGCCGCGATCACACGGTGGGCATCAGCCTGGGCCTCAGAGATGACGTGTGGCATGAGGTGGCCTACGAGCGGATGCTCGCCCCGTACCCGGTGATGCAGGCCGCTATTGAGCAGCGGCATCGTACACTCAGGGGACGGACGCTGTTGGAATCGAACGGCGTCGGCGATCCCGTCATTGAAAACCTGACCGTCCACGTCGAGCCGTTCGTGACGACCGCGAAGACGAAAATGCAGGCCATCAGTGCGTTGCAACTGCTCATCCAGCAAGGCCGATTCAAGTTCGGGTCGGAGCAGTTGGCCCGCGAGTTGGCGTTGTACTCTTGGGCTGACCAGGACTTGATTCAGGATTCGGTGATGGCCGCCGCCATCGCCGCGTTCGCCGCGCAGCAACACGAGACGACGGGCCTGGGCCTCCTGGGGATGGCGTCAGCACGCGACAGCAGGATTCGACGGTGAGGACAGCCTGATGGCACGAAAACCCAAGCCAGCCGCGCCGGCTGCCACCACCACGCCCATCATCCGAGCCGTCGCTGCCGGCCGCGTGTCCACCGACCGCCCAGACAGCCCGTTCGGCTGGTCGCTCAAGGCCATCCTGCCGCCGCCGAACGCGATGGGAGATTGGCGCAGCCTGGACCTGGACTCCCGCACCCTTGACCGCATCTCGCCGCTGAAGCTGGCCGAGCTGCTGATCGACGTGTCCCCGGACGTGTCGAGAGCGTTGTTCGACTGGTTGAGAGAGGTCAACGCCGGCTGGGAACTCACCGCCACCACCCCCGGCACTGACGAGCCGTTCCCCCAGGCCCAAATTTCCCTTGACGCGATGGTGGGCACGCTCACCGATCTCTACGGCACCGCTGATGTCCCGATCAATCGGTTGTTCATGTCGGCATGGATGCGCGGGGCGATCCTGGCCGAGCTGGTGCTGGACGCCAGCGGCCGGGGCTTCGCTGACCTTGCGACCCCAGACCCGACCATCGCCCGCTTTCGCCCGACCACCGACCCGATCCGTGGGACCGTCTACGAGCTGGGGCAGATGCAGGGCGGCCAGTGGGTCTCGTTCGCCAGCCCGACCATCAGCTACATCCCCGTCGACCCCCTCCCTGGCTCGCCCTACGGCCGGCCGCTGGTGGCCCCCGCGCTGTTCGTGACGCTCTTCCTGATCGGCCTACTGCACGACTTGCGGCGCGTGATCGCTCAGCAGGGCTACCCGAGGCTCGACATCTCCGTCAATCTCGAACGGCTGGCCGCGGAGATGCAGGCTCAGGACATCCCGGCCGGACTGCGGCAGTCGTTCGTCGACCAGATCGTCAACCAGGTGGCGGCTGCCTACGCCGAGCTTGAGCCAGAGTCGGCGTTCGTGCACACCGACCTCGTGGTTGTGAATCGCCCCGTCGGCACCGTTGATACCCAGAGCCTGGGCGGGGTGGCCCCGATCCTCGACATGCTTGAGCGCTCGGCAAGTCGGGCGCTGAAGACGTTGCCGTTCATGCAGGGCTTGTCAGAGACGAACTCCGAGGCGATGTCGAACCGACAGTACGAAGCCCACATGACGGCGATTCGGTCGATGCAGCACCTTGTCGAGACGCAACTGGGGAGCCTGTTCGGCCTGGCGCTCCAGGCGCAGGGCATCGTCGCGGATGTCATGCTCAGGTTCACGGAGAACAGAGCGAGCGAAGAGGAAAGGGACGAACGCACGGCCGCGCTCAGGATCGCAAACGCCCGCGCTCGCTACGATCACGGCTGGATCGATCAGAATACCGCTGCCTTCGACGGCGCGGGAGTGGATCTAGCCGATCAGTCAGAACCGCGCGAGGCGGCAGCGGCTCCCGCTGATGTGGGGCCGGCCCCCGTGATTGAACCCGGCGGCAACCGCGCCGTGCCGACCAACGGCCACCGTTCGGTTGACGACCTCCTGGCGACGATCTCATGACGCGCCGTGCTCCCAAGCCGAAGACGGGGCCGAAGATCCTGCCCATCGGCCACGACCAGCCACTGCCCGAGCTTGCGCCCGTCACGATCACTGACGAGGACATGGCGGCCGCGTCGGCGACCTGGGATCGGGTGATGCCGAAGCGCTATCGCAACCTCTTGAACGCGGAGGTCGTCAAGGATGGCTGACGAGTGGGAGTGGTCAGAGACGAGCCGCAGATACCGCGACCTGACAACGGGGCGCTACCTGTCGCCGGCGTCGGCGCTGACGCTGCGCAACGACGTGGTCAGCCGCCTTGAGGGCGACATGACGAGCCTCGCCCGTCAGCTTGCGGCGCGCGAGATCAGCGTGCAGGATTGGCAGATCGGGATGGCGGCGAACGTGAAGGAGGTCAACGCTTTGCAGATGGCCTTCGGACGCGGCGGCACGAACGCCATGCAGCCGGCCGACCGCGCTGCCCTGGCTGACATCGTGACGGCGCAGCAGGAGTACCTGCGCTCGTTCGCGGAGGACGTGGCGGCTGGCAACTTATCCGAGGCGCAGATCGCGGCGAGGTCGCGGATGTACACCAGCTCGTCAGTTGCCGCATACGAGCAGGGCAAGTCGTCGGCGTGGAACGTCGTGCTGCCAGCCCACCCGGGCGACGGCTCAACGTCCTGTCGCTCGCAGTGCCGGTGTAGCTGGTCGCTGGCGGACAAAGGCGACGAGGTGCACGCCACCTGGAAGCTCGGACCAGTCCAGAGCGAGCACTGTCGCGATTGTCAGGGGCGGGCGTCTCGCTGGTCGCCGCTGGTGATCGCACGGCCGGCCGCCGAGGACCGCGCCGCCAGACTATTTCGGAGAGTGGCCTGATGTCCAACGACTCGCCGCGCTGCCATGCGTGCACCGCTGAGGCAGTGGCCCGATTCAGAATCCGGCCGTACTCGGCGACGCGGACACTGTTCGACGCGCAGCCCCGCGACGTGCGGGCCTGTGCGGCTCACCTGGAGTCGGCCAAGAAGATCGGGACGGTCCTCTCGATGCGCTCGCTCGCGGCTGACCCGCGCGTCGCCCACGCCACAGACCCGAGATCGGGAGGCCCGCTATGACGATGGTTGAGCAGCAGCAGCCCGCGACAACAGACCGCCCGCCGGGGCCGATTGACGCCCGCTGCCCAGCCTGCCACACATGGGCTGCAACGGTGCCAGAGGGCACACGTTGGGTGCGCGTGAAGTGCTCGAACCGCCGTTGCTCGGCCTACGGAAAGGGCGCAACCCTACGCCTCTAAGCGCACGAATCGCAACCGTGCTATTCTTGACGTAGCTGCATAGCGAGTGGGCGTGCGTCGCCCCCATCCCTGGAGCCTCCTGTTGGCTCGGGTTGGGAGAGCAGCCGTGCCAGTAGGCAGCCAGACCGAAGACGCCAGTCCCGTCCTCGCCTTCCGGGCGCGGGCGACCGGTATGCCGTCCACGCCCACCATGCTCGCGGCCATCGCCGAGCGCGTCCCTGACCCGTCAGTCTTCGAGACGAACCCGCCCGTGTTCATGCGCGTCACCGCCAGCACCCGCGCGGTAGACGCGTACTTCACACGGATGAGTGAGTCGTCCCTGCGGAACTACGCGGCCGACGCCATCGACGGCGTCTCCTTCCTCAACAGCCACAACATGCGCTCTCTCGGCTTCGGGCAGACCTTCGACGGCCGCTACGTCGCTGGAGCCAACGAGCGCACCGAGGTGGACCTCTACGTCCTGTCGGGGCTGAAGCTCAACGAGACCGCCAACGACGACTTCATCGCGGCCGTGCGCGGCGGCTCGATCAAGGATGTGAGCATCGGGTTCCTGCCAGGATCGTACCGCTGCTCGATCTGCGACACGAAGATGGCGCGGTTCTTCGGGATGGCGATCCCAACGTGCGGGCACTGGCCGGGCGACGAGTACCCGGTCTCTGAGAAAGACCCCTCGAAGGGCACGCGGACCGCGTTCGCGTGGGTCGATGACGCCCACCTGTCTGAAGTATCCGCCGTTGGAGACGGGGCCACGCCTGGCGCGCAGATCACCGAGGTCCGCGCCCGCGCCCTGGTGGCCGACGGCCGTGGTCCATCGGCCGTGCTGGCCGCGCTCGAAGAGCGCTACCTGCTGACTCGCTCGTTCCCCGTCCCTGCCATCACAACCCCGGAGGTGGTCCTCGTGGATCTGACCGACGCCGACGTTGCCGCTATCCGCCTGGCGCTCACCGAAACGGGTGCCGCCCCTGACGCTCCAGTGCCGACGACCGTCCGCGCGCTGGTGGACGAGCTTGCCACCCTCCGCGCTCTGCCGGCAGAGGTCGCACGGTTGACCCCACTGGCTGCCGAGGCTGACACCCTGCGTGCACTTGCCGATGAGGGTCGGCAGTATCGTGCCGACCTCGTGGAGACCGCCATCAGCGAGGGGAAGCGTGCGATGGGCGCGAGCTTTGCCGAGGCGACCTATCGGGCGCTGCTGACCAGCGCGAGCATCGAAACGGTCAAGACGATGGCTGCTGACTGGAAGGCTGCCGGCGACCGCATGTTCCCGGGCGGCCGACTGAGCCAGGACGCGCCAATTGCTACGAACGGCGCGGCTGCCGGGGCCGTTCCTGACGCCGCATTCCGCACCGGCCGCTAACGGCCACCAGCTCACAGGAGGACGATCATGCCGGCTGGCCGGTCGCAGGTTGCATATGACGATATTGGGTACGACGCTATCACCTTGAAGGCCGATGGCGTGTCGATTCTCTACGACGCCACACAGCCGAATGGGATCGCTGCGGCCGTCACCGGACGGGCTTGCACCCTCTCGGCGGCGGACACAGTCGCGCTCGCGGCCGACGCCGAGGCCGTGATTGGCAAGCTCATCAAGCTCGAATCCACCGGTGGCGTCGTCTGGGCCACGGTGCAGAACAAGGGCATGGCGACGTTCGGTGCGGGCACCGCCGCCGCCACCACCCCCGGCACCAAGATCGTCGGCGCGCTCCTGGTCGCCGCTAAGGGCTATGTCCGGTCAGCGGTCGCGGCGGAAAGCCCGAAGCAGCATGGGCAGATCATCAACGCCGCCGTCAGCACTGCCGTCGTCGTGGATCTGGGCTAACCCCACCCCCGTACACCAGACGAGAAGGAGGCCGCTATGGCCGACGTGACCATTACGCGAGTGTCGCCGGCCGACGCGGCCCGCAACTTTGGTGTCAACTACTACCGCCGCGCATACGAGCAGGGAATCACCGTCTCGCAGCTTCTGGAGCGCGACGATCCGTCCGCCGAGTACAGCGCCTCCGATCCTGACCGCCACCTGACCGCCTTCGAGCGCGTGCTGAAGGCGTCGGGTCTGCGCGTCGCGGCCGTCCCCGAGTCTGGAATCCGAGCGTCCACATGGGAAGAGGCCACGCACACCCCAGAGCGCCGTGCGCTGCTGCACGAGTTCTGCGCCACCATCTGGCGGTCAGCGTCGCGCTGGGAAGCGCCAAGCCCGCAGACCCGCGCTATCCTGCTCTCTGGTGACGCGGCCGTCAACTCGCTGGCGAACGCCTACAGCGACGACCTGACCATCCGCGCCAAGCAGTTGCAGCCGCCGATCCCGCTGGACGCCCTGGTCGCCCGGACCTCCAGCATTGACGGCGACGCCTACCGAAGCCTCTACATCACCGACGACATCAACACGGATGCCTATCGCATGAAGCGGGTGGCTGAGGGCGCCGAGATCCCGCGCACCACGCTGGTCACCGGCGAGCACACGCTCCGCATCGGCAAGTACGGACGGGCGCTGCTCTCGACCTACGAGCAACTCCGCCGCCAGCGGATCGACCGCATCTCCTTCATTGTGCAGCGGATGGCCCTGCAAGCCCAGGTCGATAAGGCGTCTGACGCCCTGGCGATCATCGTCGCGGGCGACGGCAACGCCAACACGGCGGCCACTGTCGTCACCCTGACGTCCCTCGATGGCGCGGCCGTGGCGGGAACGCTGACGCTGAAGGGCTGGATGATCCACAAGACCCGCTTCTCGCCGGGGTATGCAGCAGACACCGTGCTCGGAACCGAAGCCAGCATCTCACAGATGCTCCTGCTCCCCATCGCAGCCGGAATGAACATGCCGTATGGGATGGTGCAGGCGGGCGCCTTCGGGACCATGCGCCCGATCAACGACCAGTTGTCGGGCGGCATCCGCTACGGCATTGACGCGACCGCTCCTGCCCTGAAGCTGGTGACGTTCGACTCCAATCAGGCGCTTGAGCAGGTCGTGGAGATCGGCGGCGACGTGTCCGAGGTCGAACGCTACATCACCAACCAGACCCAGGTCCTCACGCTGAGCGAGGTCGTTGGCTTCGGCGTACTGGACGCCTTCGCATCCAGGATTCTCGACATAAACGCCTGAGTCAGATCTACGCACAAGCCACATGAATCGAGGGAGTTCGGCATGTCAGACGACAAGACGCCCGATCTGATCTGGGCGACCAGTGGGAGAATTGACGACCGGTTGGTGATCTGGGAGCGCGAACCCCGGCATCCTGGCGGGGAGGCGTTCATCGGTGGCGCGAGTCCGGATTACGTCGCGCGCACCGAGGTCGTCGAAGAGCTGTTGCGAACGGGGGAACTGGTGGAGATCCCTGAGCCGCCAGACAGCCGCAAGAAGCCGCAGCCGAAGGATGCTCCGGCCGAGGGCAACCGCCCCGACATGCCGGGGTCAGTGACCCGCCTGGGCCGCGTGCTCGACCCTGAAGTGGTCCCGAACGCGAAGACGCCCACGGCGAAGAGCTTGCCCGTGCCGGCCGGCGTCGTGGTGCCGCCCGAGCCTGGGCCGGCACGCGAGAGCACCAGGCGTTAGCCCATGCCGTTCTCCGATGCCAGCCTTGCCGCGTTCATGGTGACGGATCTCGGCCCGTCCGGGGCAGCGTTCGGCCTGACCGCGATCTCGCCAGCAATCACCGCCGAGGTGGCCGAGGTGGCGCTGCTCATCGGGCACCCGGTGGCCGACGAGACCGACGATCTGCTGATCCGCGCCTGTGCTCGCTGGCGCGCCTGGACGGCCGCCTACGGCGCTGCCACCAACGACAAGGATTTAAAAGCTGGGAGCGCCGACCTGAAGCTCTCCCAGCGGTTCGCGCACATCGAGCGCCGGCTCATGCTGGCGAAAACGGCCTGGCTGACTGAGGCTGCGCGCGTGGCGGCGGTGGCCGGCGGCACAAGCCTCTTCGCGTTCGGGCTGGCCTCGGGATTCCGAGGGCGCTGAGTAGCGATGCCCGAGCAGCAGGCAGGCATCAACCCAATGAGCGGACCTGGCGACTCGCGGCCTGTTCCAGACCCGACGTTGCTGACGGGGCAACTGATTGCCCGCGAGGTCAGCATGCTTCAGAAGCTTCTGGAGACGCGCCTGGACGGCATGGACCGGGCGATGGCGCTGTTTCAGGAGAACATCACCCGAGTCCCTACGGATGTAGACAAACAGGTCGGGCACTTGAAGGCGCTCCACGAAGAGAAGTTCACCAGCATCGAAGTTCAGTTTCGGGAGCGCGACGTTCGGACCGAACAGACCAGCCGAGACAGCAAGGTCGCGGTAGACGCGGCGCTTCAGGCGGCGAAAGAGGCCGTTGGCGAGCAGAACAGATCATCGGCGCTGGCGATTGCCAAGTCCGAGACGGCGACCGTGAAGCAGATCGACCAGCAGGGATTGCTGATTGCGACGGCGACGGCCGGGCTGAACGACAAGATCGACGACATCAAGGCGCGGCTAACGCTCATGGAGGGGCGCGGCAGCGGCATGGCCGCCTCGTGGGCGGTGGCAGCCGCATTGATCGGACTGGCAATCGGCGCGGTCGGCCTGGTGCTGGCCCTAACGCGCGGATAAAGGAGACTGACCGTGGCTTGGACATGGCCGACGCTTGGACTTGGGACGGTGATCGCTGCCGTCGTGCTGATTGCCGCCTGCCTGCTGGCGTTCATGGGGCTGCTCTCGAAAGAGGCACTACTCGTGACGGCGGCGATCTGCGCCATGCGGCTCTAGGGGGCTGACTGTGGACGGCTTCGACCCGAAGATCCTCCAGTACAGCCTGATGGCGGCAACCCTCGTGAAGGTCGTGGTTGACGTTGCCAACATCGCGACGCCGGCCGAGACGCCGCCGTGGATGTCTCCGCTTTTGGCGCTGCTTCTGGGGCCGCTGATGGTAGCTGCGCTCATGCTGGCGGCCGGCGTCCAGATATCGGCCCAGACAGCCGCTCAGGCGGTCATTGCTGGCGTGCTGGCAGCCGGCACCGCTGGCGTGGCGTCCAGCCTCCAGGCGCGCACCAAGCCATCCAGCCACGCAACAGACGGCGTCGCCAACCCGCCGCCAGTTGACGGCCACTCGGCAACGGCTGAAGAGATCGCCGACGCACTGGAGCGGGCGCGGGAGAAACGGATCTCCGCCCGGCTGCATGAGCGGGCCGATGACAACGCTGCCGCTCCTGACGACGCACTCATCAGCCGGCCGCCGACCTGGCTCCCGCAGTCGAGAGATCACGTCTGATGCCGCTGACAGCCGAGGGCGCTGCGCTGAACGCCGAACTGATCCGAAACGTCCTCCTGCACCGTGCCACGGTGTACGGACGCTCATCTGGCGGAACCTTCACGGTCGTGCTGCGCGCGGACCTCGCCTGCCGACTGGAGCAGGTGAGCAGGCAGCCGGCGGCCACGAGTTCTCAACGCCGTGAATTGGCGGCGATGGGCAGTCTCCGCTACGACGCCGAGTACACCATGCCAGCCGTGGCGCAAGTCGAGGTTGACACGCTCCCTGGTGTCCGCTGGAACCCTCTGGCTGCTACCGACTGGGCCGATGACCTGCCGGGCATCGGCCCGATCTCCCGCAGCGTTGACGTGACAAGGGCGCTCTGATGAACGTCAAGATCACCATGACAGGATTCGTTCAGGCGCTCACGGCCGTTCAGGCCATCGGCGCGGCGGGGAAGGCCGTGCACGGGCCACTCGCCACCTTTGGCAGCACGGCCGTGTATGCAGGAGTCATCGAGACGGGAGTGCGCGGCGGCCGGATGTGGAGACGCGCAGGCCCAGCCCTGATGTTCAAGAAGGGCGTCTCCGAGGCTGCCGCTGCGGCCCCGGCCATCCTCGGGCCGGCGATCTTGAAGGGGGCGGCGGCGGTGGGGCAGGCGAAGGCACGGATACGGACGCTAGGAGTTGAGCGCATCCGCGCCTACACGCCGGTGCGGTCAGGGAAGCTCAGGGCGTCGGTGCGCGAACTCAACCGGCCGGGAGGGTAGTCGTGCCGTTTGACATCGAGGCGGCTCTCAACGGCCTGACCGAACTGGTCAGGACCATCCCAGCCATCGAGAGCGTCCAGATCGGCGCTCCCGAGTCGCTATCTGCCAGGATCGTCACATGGGTGACCGTTGGCGACCCTGGCGAGATCGCCCCCCGACAGACGCAGGTTTACGAGATGCCGATGAACTTGATCGTCTGGTTTGGCTACGTCGTGGAAGGATCGGAGCAGGCGGCCGAGGCGCAACTCGCCGACTGGATAACCGAACTGGTACGGCGCGTCATCAACAACCGCATCGGCACCGTCACCGGCAACGCCGTCACCGTCGCAGTCAACCTCAACGGCGCAGTGGCGCGCATGGATCTACCTGCCGCCGCCGCTGGCGTGAGCGAGTACACCCTCATGGCCGGCCTCGAAAGCCGGACCTACCCTCTGGGCATCCGCGTGATCCAGAGAGAAACCATCGGAGGCATCTGACATGAGCGACAAGATCGCGTACAGGTTCACCGGGAAGAAGGATGCCGACGGTCTCCCCGTTGAGTATCTCGGCGGCATCCCGGCCGCTCACCTGACCGAAGACGACTACGCCGCACTGACGAAGGAGCAAAAGGAGGCCGTCAAGGCCAGCAGCCTGTACAAGTCGGTGGACAGCGCGCCATCGTCGACGGCCGTCACCCCTGCCCCGAAGCCGACGCCGTAGCCGTGGCCGCGCAGGAGCACCGGCGCGTACTCAACCAATCGGCAGCCGCCCTGCCTACGGCGCAGCCAGCCAGGAGCGCGGCCGAATGGGAGGCGCTGCGACGGTCGCTCCTGATGATCGTCGCGCAGTTCCGCGCAGCAGACGCCGACGGCGCGTATAGTATTGACATCAAGGTCGTCTCTCGGGACCGCGCGACGACCCCAGCCTGAGTCACAACCGCCAGATGGCCCCGCCGGTACGCCGGCCGCGCCCCGCCTGCTAGAGCCGCCACCGTCCCAACGGTGCTCGCCCTGGCTGATCCGCCCACGCGCCGACGGCGCTGCGGAGATCGGCAGGGTACAGCCATAGCCGGCGAGATTTGGCGCGGACAAGCAGCCGTAGCGTTGCAGCCTTCCACGACGGTCGTGCAGCCAGCAACACGCCGCGTGTACTGGACCGATCCGATGTTGACGGTCGAACGACCGCCAACCGTTCACCGCGCGGCGTCCGGCCGCCGCGACAACATCTTTGCGGTTACCCAGGGCAGCATCGCGGCGAGCGGCTCATTGTCGATGCCGATGTCCGCCGAGGAGATCCTTGAGATCCTCTCGATGGGCGTCTCGGCCACCCCCGTGATCACCACCCCGGCGACGGGCGTGCTCACCCGACTGCACACGTACAAGCCCGGCGATCTCGCGAAGGCGACGATTGAGTGGTTTGACGGCAAACGCGGATGGCTTGGCAACGGCTTCATGGTCAACAGCCTGACCATCGCGGGGTCCGTTGACGGTGAGTCAACGGTGTCGGCCGACTTGTTCGGCGCGGACCTAGCTGCCGGCACCGTGACGCCGGGCCTCGCCGAGCGCGACCCGACCTTCATTGAGGGCTGGAAAGCGCGATTGTTCATCGACGCCTTCGGTGGCACAGCAGGCACCACGCCTGCCCCGCTGACCATGATCAACTGGTCGGTGACGCTCAACAACAACCTGTCTCGGGTGTACACCGCCGACAACACCCAGGCTGCCAACCGCGTGATCTCCGGCGAGCTTGACGTGACGGCCTCGTTCACGGTCGATTCCGACTCGGCGGTCGCGATCGCGGAGTTCAATAGCTGGGTGGCCGGCACCAAACGGCTGGTCCGCCTGGAGCTGCAGGACGAGTCAGCGTTTATCGAGACGACCTTGCGTCGTTTCGTGACCATCGACCTGCCGGGCGCGTGGACGGCCGTCAACATCGGCGGCTCGGCGCAGGGCGTCCGCGCCTACGAGTTGAGCCTACAAGGAATTTACAACAGCACCATGGCAAGTATGCTGACCGTGCGTTCTCAGGCCGCGAGATTGTTGCCATGGGTCTGATCCCCTGACGCATTGACGGGCCGGCGCACTGCGCCGGCCGCCTGGAGGGTCCATGATCGACACCCCGGAGTCCCCGCCACAGTCGCCGTACAACGAACGCGCTGGCCTGCCGTCAGTCGCCACCAGGCCACACATAGCTGAGGACGCGCCGTCAGGCAACGGCACCCACGATGAGGACGAGGACGCGCCCGTCAGGCTCGACAGCGTCACCCCGCGCGTGACGGCCAGCTCGGCGCGCAGGATTCCGCAGACACGGGAGTGGGTCCGCTTCTCCGAGGCGTACAGCTTCATGGAAGTCAAGGTCTGGACCGATGCGCCCGCGAAAGTCATGGAGGGGCTGGGGCCGCAGACGGGCGACGAGACGACCGACGATGTCCGCCGCCGGGTGCTCGACACGCTCGGACGGCTGGTGCTGGCGCATCGGTTCGACGACGGGACGCCGTGGACCGATGACGAGGGCGAACTACCGCCACCACAGGACGCGCTGTTCTGGGACCGCGCGCCGCAGCCCATCGTCAACGCCATCGTGGACTACATCCGCAAGAGGATCGCGGACCATCCCACGCTCAGGCGCTCCGGAGCGACGCCGAAGCGCTGACGACCTGGCTAGTCGCAACAAACAAGTCCGGGCTGGACAGCAAGCTCAGTGACGATACGGTCTATCTGCTGAATCGACAGGCGCTTGCAGACCGCTGGCACACAACGCCGGTCGTCATTGAAACCTGGCCCGCCTACGAACGTGACATCGCCCTCATGATGATGGACATCGAAGCGAAGGCTGAGAAGCGGAAGCCCCCCCGAAAGTAGGAAGCGACCAGTGCCCACATCAGAGCTTCTGAAGGCGGTAGACCCTGATCGCGTCGCCATACGGCGAGATGGTGATGACCTGGATGAACCCGGCCTCGGCGGGCTTGACACCTGTGGTGTAGGCGTTGTCGAGATACCCGCCAGACATCGGATCGGGCATCGTCCCGCGCATCGCAATCCCGCCGCCCGGCAGTCGCCCGACCGACGCATACACGGACGTGTGTCGCCCGAACTGGTTGTCCCAGACGATGATCGAGCCGCCGCACGGGTAGACCTCGACGCGCATCATGTGCTGGGGCGACACGTACACGCCCGCCATATCAGCCTGGGGAAAGCCGTACGACCCGGGCACGGGGCACTCCTGTGCCACAGGGGCAGCACTGGTCGGCGGCACGGGTATGAAGGCAACGGTCAACCCGAGAATGAGCGCGAGCAGGTAGCGCATGGTCTACGTCCCTTCTGTTGGTGCGGTCAGGCGCTCTTCGAGCAGCGCTCTGGCACCGCGATGGCGAATGTCGGCTTCCCACAGGTTGACCACCCGGTATCCCTGTTCGGTGAGATCAACGAGTCTTCGAGCGTCGCGCTCAACTGTCTTCACTTGAATGACCCCGGTCGGGCCGTTCGGGTAGCGCGCCGGGTTGCAGTGGTGGTAGTCGCCCTGACACTCCACGACGATGCCAAGTTCGGGCAGGAATGCATCAACGACCCATCGGCCGATCCGGTGCTGGGGCAGGAACACGATGCCCATGTCGGCGAGCGCGGCGTAGGTCGCGGCCTCAATCGACGTGGGCGACTCTATGCGAAGCCGCTGCGTGATCGCCGCCCCGAGACACGGGCGCGAACAATACCGCTTCCGGTAGGCCAGCGACGGCTTGTCATGCCACTGCTTCCCACACTCAGCGCACGTGTACTCGATCAGGTTCGTCCGCTCGATAGGCCACTGCACGCGACTGGCTGCAAGTTTACAGGCGCGCCCACAGTATCGCTTCGCGCTGCCGTTCGACGTGTTGACGACGTTGCTTGGCTTCACCGGGAAGCGGATAGCGCACTGTTCGCACGTCAACTCAACCCGGGCCGCATAGACCCTGGTCTCGCCGCGCGCTCTCGCAACTCCGTTGCACTGCTGGGAGCAGAACCGCTGCGCCGACTTCCTCGTCACCGGCAGGAATGCAGCCCCGCATACCGAACAGTCTCGCGCCGTGATGGTCCGTCGTCCGAGAGCGGAGCACGCACGGGAGCAGTACCGCGCGGGACGATCTGCCCTCCGAGTGAACACGGTTCCGCACACCCGACAAACCCATGTTCCCACAGTTACAACCATGCGCTAAGTATATCAGGTTTTGCACATGGCTGACATCCTGATCACCATTCAGGGGACAGACAATCTGTCCGGGCCAGCCGGCACAGCTGCCGCGTCGTTGGGCCGGCTCGAAGCGGCCGGCACCAAGACTGGCGGCGTCCTGGGAGCCGTGTTCAACAGCATCGGCCAGGGCGTCGGGATGGCGGCCGGGATGGCCGGCATCAACGGATTGACGGGCGCGTTCGGGCTGCTCGGCGGGGCCGCCGTTGGCCTGAACTCCAGTCTCGAACAGAGCAAGATCGCCTTCACGACCATGCTCGGGTCGGCCGAAAAGGCGGACGCCTTCCTCAAAGAGATGGCCGCGTTCGCTGCGAACACGCCGTTCGAGTTCCCCGATCTGATCGACGCCTCGAAGCGGATGTTTGCGTTCGGCTTCGAGGCCAAACAGGTCAAGCCGCTGCTGACCGCTGTTGGCGACGCAGTGGCGGCCGTTGGCGGCGGGTCCGCTGTGATCGACGGGGTGACCACGGCGCTCGGCCAGATGCAGGCCAAAGGCAAGGTCAGCGCGGAAGAGATGAACCAGCTTGCCGAGCGCGGCATCCCGGCCTGGGACATGCTCGCAAAAAAGATGGGCCTGAGCACCGCCGAGGTCATGAAGCTCTCTGAGAAGGGGCTGATCCCGGCGCAGACGATGATCGACGCCTTCATGGAAGGATCGGCATCCCGGTTCGGCGGGATGATGGCGAAACAGGCCATGACCTTCCAGGGGGCCATGTCCACCATCAAGGACAGCCTGACGATGGCGACGGCCACCGCGTTCAAGCCGTTCTTCGATCTGTTGTCCACTGGGGCCGTCACGCTCTCCACGTTCGTGCAGTCCGACACGTTCACGACCTGGGCCGACGCCATCGCAACCACGATGGCCGACGTGGTCCGCCAACTCGGGGACGGGTTCCGCACGATTCAGCAGGTCTTTGCGGGCGAGTGGGCACCGGACGCCGACGCCATTGAGCCGTTCGCCAACATGGTCGGCATCGCGGCTGTGGCCGTCCGCGATTTCATCAGCTGGGTGACGGGGTTGCCTGAGCCGGTCAAGGCGGCGGCGCTGGGGTTCGTGGCGGTGGTGGCGGCGGCCGGGCCACTGTCTGCGATCCTGGGGGCCGTGGGCGCAGTGCTGGGGGTTGTAGGCACCGCGCTGGCGTTCCTGGCCTCGCCGCTCGGGGTGGTCGCCCTGGCGGTGGCTGGGCTGGCGGCAGCGTGGTCCGTGAACTTCGGCGGCATCCAGGAGAAGACGGCCGAGTTCGTGGAGATCGTCGGCCGGTACTTCGACGGGTTCGTCATCCTGGTGCAACAGGCGCTCACCGGCGATCTGGCGTCGGCGTTCACCAACATGAAAGATATGGTGATCGCGCTCGGCGGCGAGTTGGGGCCGCTGTTGGCTGCCTGGGGCGCGGAGTTCGTCGCCTGGGTTGCCCCGATGATTCCGCCGCTCCTGGCCGCTGCTGCCGACCTGGGCCTGCAACTGCTAACCTGGATCGGCGCTCAGGTGCCGGTCTGGACGGCCGCGTTCGTGGCATGGGGCACGGAGTGGTGGAACTGGCTCGTGCTTGCAGCGCCGCTGCTGATCGCTGCCGCCGTGGCGTTCGTCCAGCCGTTGACGGACTGGGTGGCGGCGCAGATCCCCCTGTGGACCGCACAACTGCTTTTGTGGGGGCAGGAGTTCGTGGCCTGGGTGGCTCCCATGATTCCGCCCCTACTTGCGGCGCTGGCCGACCTGGGCGGGCAGGCGCTCACCTGGATAGCGGCGCAGATCCCGCCGATCATTGCGCAACTCCTGCTCTGGGGTCAGCAGTTCATCGCCTGGGTTGCCCCCCAGATACCGCCGCTGCTGGCCGCGCTCGGGACGCTGGCGGTCGGGCTGATGGGCTGGATCGGACAACAGATCCCCGGCATCCTGGCGCAGCTTGCGCTCTGGGGGGCGCAGTTCGTCGCGTGGGTCGCGCCCCAGATTCTCCCGCTGCTGGCACAGCTTGGAGGGCTGTACATCAAGGTGCAGGACTGGCTGCTCGCCCAGGTCGAGCCGATGACGAAAGAGCTTGCGAAGTGGGGATTCCTCTTCGGGGCGTGGGTGCTGGGGGTGGCCGTTCCCGAGCTTGCGAAGGCGCTGCCAGGCATCCTGGTGAAGCTGGGCGAGTGGACGCTCGAAGCGGTGACGGCGATCCCGGCGATCTTGCTCAAGGTGGGGGTGGCCGTCGCCCAGGGACTCTACGCGGGGTTCCTCGAGGCGTGGCCGATCATCAAGGGCAAGATCATGGAGGCCATCGGCAGTATCAGCCTGCCGAGTTGGACCAACGGATCTGGCGGCGGCGGACCCGGCCTTCAGACGCAGTCGTACACCGGGGCCGCGCCGGCTGGCGGATGGGAAAAGAAAGCGTATGAGGCGGCCGTGGCGGCCGGGCATCCGAACCCGTCCGAGTTCGTGGCGCAGATCAATCAGGAGTCCGGGTTCAACCCGAACGCGGTATCGCCAGCGGGGGCGCGCGGCATTGCCCAGTTCATGCCTGGGACCGCCGCATCGGTCGGCGTAGATCCGATGGATCCGGACGCAGCGCTGGCCGCATCGGCTCGGCTGATGGCGAGCTACTACAAGAAGTACGGCAACTCAGCCTCTGCGCTGGCCGCGTACAACGCAGGAGAGGGGGCCGTGCAGCAGTACGGTGGCCCCCCACCCTACGCCGAGACGCAACAGTACATCCGGTCGATTCAGGGGGCGACACCCCAGACATCGGCCACGCCGCTGAACCAGATGCAGAGGATGCCTCTCGGGATGGGCATGTCGGGCGGTCCTCCTGGGAGCGACCCGGGCCGCTGGCCGATGCTGATACAGGATGTCATCGACGTGGCCCCCGACTGGCAGACGGCGATGGCGCAGATCAAGCGCGACGGCGTCGAAACGTTCACGGGCGTCGGCGTCGCCGCGACCACCGGCAGCGCCGAGATGGTCACCTCCTCGACGGACGGCCTCGGGAACGTCACGCGCATCTACTCCGACGCGACAGGCGTCATCGGCGCGACCATCACCGATGCGACGGGCCAGATCGTCAACACCTGGGGGGCGATGGCAACGACCGTGCCGGCCCAAACCGAGACGATGGCACAGACGGCCCTCACCAGCGTGACGAATCTCGGGACTGGCATCCTGACGACGATCACGGACGCTGCCGGGACCACCGTGGCGACCATCACGGACATGGGCGGCCAGGTCACGAGCCAGACCGCGACGATGGCGAACGGCGTGAGTCTCACGATGGGGGACATGGCGGCTGGCGTACTGACCAGCACCACCGACCTCGGCACTGGCGTGATGACGACCGTCGGGGACATGAGCGGCAACTACATCACGACCATCACCGACCTGAGTGGGAACGTGACCAGTCAGGTGACCACGATGGGGACGGCCGTTGCTCTGGAGACGGCCACCATGAGCACGGCGGTCGCCACTGAGACGGGCACGATGGCGACGGACGTGCTGACCAGCGTGACCGACCTGGGCGACGGCGTCCTGACCGTGGTTCAGACCATGAGCGGCGATACCACGGCGACGATCACCGACATGGCCGGCAACGTCACCAGCCAGATCACGACGATGAGCGGCGAGGTGGTCACGGCGGCCGGCACCATGAGCACGGACACCGTCCTGGCCGCTGGCGAGATGCAGACCGGCGTGGTCGATGCAGCTACTACGATGGGGATCGACGCCGCAGCCGCAGCCGGAACGCTGGCGTCTGACCTGGGCGACTCGTTCGGGACCGTCGTGGATCTCGCTGGCGATGTCGTCGTCGGCCTGGAGGCCGTGGGCGAGGTCCGCATCCCAGCTCCCGATGTCAGCGACGTGGTCGATGCGATGGGTGAGATCGTGGACGCGGCCGAAGAGGCGGTGGACGCGATCAAGGACATCAACAGCGCGAGCAAGGGCGGGAGCAGTGGCGGCGGCGGCTCAGGACTCGGGAAGCGGGCGTCTGGCGGCCCCGTGAGCCGAGGCGTCGGCTACCTCGTTGGCGAGAACGGCCCCGAGATGTTTGTGCCGCTCTCGGACGGCACGATCATCCCGAACAGCCAGATGCGTGGCGTCTCGGGGAGCAGCAACCCGTACAGCCCCGTCGGGGCCACGATGGACGGGATCTCGGGCGACTTCGGCCTGTTCATCGTCCAGGACATCACCCGACTGACCAACGAGCGGGCCGAGGCGACCATCGCGGAGTTGACGCGGCTGCACCAGGATCTGGTCGATCTGACACTCGGAACCGCCGCCAACTTCAGCGATCTTGCCGACGAGATCAGCACGGCCCGGGTGGCGCTGCTGTTGGGGATTCGCGCGGTCGAGGTTGCCACGGTGGCCGGATCCACGCGGGTGGTGGCCGAGGTCGCCAAGCTGCCGAATCTGCTGACACAGATCAACGCGTCCATCGGGCGGATCAGCGTCGGGACCACGCCGCGCCCGGTACCTCCTGCCCCAGCGCCTGTCGTGGTGCCTGACCCGCCCCGTCGCGGCATCGTGCCCGGGCCTGTTCCTGGAGCTGGTGGCGGACGGCCGGGCGTGGTGATGCCGATTGACCGCCCGCCGCTCCGTGGGGTGACTCCGGGGCCGGGCGTCGGAACGCCGCGCCCGATTGCGCCGCCCGACCCGTCCCGAGGGGTGACGCCCGGTCCTGGCGGCGCTCGGGGTGTGCGTGGAGACAGCGTCTTTGAGGGCGTGGTGTCGGCGGCAGCCGCGATGTACCAGCAGGTTGTGGGGTCCACGGCAAACATGCGGGTCGTCTCGACGGACAACGTAGAGCGGATGGCTGACGGCGTGACCACCTCGGCCGACCGGATGGGCGACGACGTGGGCAGCATCCTGACGGGAATCGAGGACTCGTCGTTCGACGACTTTATCGCGGCGGCTGGCCGGGTCGATGACGCGCTGTTCGACATGGCCGCCAACGTGACCCGCTCGGTCAAAACCATGAGTCTGGACCTGAGCGACCTGGCCGACGACGTCGCCGCGACGTTCGGGGTGATGACCGACGACATGCTGGACGAGATCGACCTGCTCGGGCCAGAGATGGTCACGGCGCTCGGGACCGTGCAGGCCAAGACCGTCAAGGCGACCGACGACCTGGCGAACGCGCTGGTCGCCAAGCTCGGGAGCACGAGAGGCGGCGCGGTGCAGCAGCTCACGCTCATGGGGGCCGACATGGCCGCCGCCCTGGTCGGCGTCACGACCACCACCGGGAGCGGCCCGATCAAAGAATCCAAACTGCTGGGCGAGGAGATCACGAAGGCAATTGGCGCGGCGGTCACCGACAAGCGGCAAACCAACATCGTCAAGCCGCTGGTCGATGCTGTGGTCAAGGGCGTGAAGGATGCGTTGTCGGCCGGCGAGAAAGAGGCCGGCAAGGCTGACCGCGTGGTGTCGAGCGATGCGCTCGGCGGCCGGTCTCGCACGGACGGCCCGGGGGTGGCGGAGTTGATTGAGGAAGTACGCGCGCTGAAGGCGACGATTGCCCAGGCGCGGAGCATCGAGGTGAACTACGCCCAGGCCGGGCCGACGGCCAGTCTCACACATGACGTGGCCGTGCTCGAAAGCCTCTCGCAAGGTGGGACATGACGGGGCTGGTGGATGGGGGCTTCGGCGCGTCGGAGTTGTGGCAGGCGGTCAAGCCGCTGGCCGTCACGAACCTCGTGACCAATCCGAGCTTCGAGGTCAGCACGGCCGGCTGGGCCGCAACCTCTGGGGCAATCACGCGGGTGGCCGGGGGCCGCTTCGGGGCGTGGTGCGGATCTTTGCTGGCCTCTGCTGCGAACGGCCGTGCGGACTTCGCGCTCCCCCAGGCGACGGCCGGGCAGCCCGTCACCGAGTCGGTCTACTTCAGGGCCGACTCGCCGCTGGTGCTCCTTCGGCTGGTGCAAGACGCAGCCATCGTCGAGCAGGCGCACCCGGGCGACAACCTCTGGCACCGCGTTGAGGTGACGGCGACGGCCGCGACGGCGACGGTGCGCTCTCTCCGGGTGATCGACACCAGGACAGCAGCCTGGACGGCGGTCTTGATCGACGGCGCGCAGTACGAACAGGGGGTCGTGAAAGCCAGCACCCACTGTGATGGCGACCAGGACGGGTGCGTCTGGAACGGCGCGGCGCACCTGTCCACGTCGACGCGAGACGGCAGAGACGGCAGAGGGGGGGCCATCGTCTCGCTGGAGTCGCTGGGGTTCTACACGACGCAGATGCTCGGGATCGGCGCTCCCCCCGTTGACGTGGGCAGTCAGGAGTCGGCGCTCGGGGACGGCGAGTTGTTCCAGCGCTCACGCAACAAGCCGCGCGTCCTGACGCTGATGGGCACGATCTTTGGCACGGGCGGCGTTGGCGGACTCGCCAGCCTGCACACGATCCGTCGCGGCCTCATGGACGTGTTCCGACCAGACAGTCGGACGAACCGAGGCCCGATCACGCTCCGCTACTCGGGGGCGGCCGTGCCGAAGACGCTCCCGGCGTACTACCAGAGCGGACTGGAGATGGACGGCATCGAGGCCGAATTCGAGAAGATCCCGCTCAGGCTGGTCTCCACCAACCCCGACTTCGTGGGGGAGACGGATGAGCAGACCGCGATCACGGCGGCGCAGAGCGTCACGGCCGCCAAGATCGCGCACCGTACTGCTGACGGCACATGGTCAGGGATGGGGACGGGACTCGGCGGTGCGGTGACCACGGGTGCCAATGATGCGGTCAAGCTGCCTGACGGACGACTGGTGGCAGGGGGCGACTTCGCTGATGCCGGTGGCGTGTCTGCGGCTGACAACCTTGCCATCTGGGACGGGACGACGTGGGCAGCGTTTGGGACGTTCGGCAGCGCGGTACATCAAATGACCGTTACGGCTGCTGGTGAATTGTGGGTGGTGGGCGGGTTCACCAACGCCAACGGAGACGCGAACCAGGACTACGTCGCGGTCTACAACATCGCAGCAGGCACATGGAGCGCAAAGAGCACGGGCGCGAATGATGTTGTCTACGCTGCGGCGTGCGACCCCACAACAGGGTACGTGTGGGTGACTGGCAACTTCACGTCTATTGGTGGCGTGGCGTGCTCAGGGTGTGCGTACTGGAATGGCTCGGGCTGGGTGGACGCTGACGGCGGCATCGCCATATCGGTGGGCATCCGCACGCTTTCACCCGGCCCCAACGGTGCGATGTACCGCGCCAACCACGAAAGCGTGATGGTGTGGAATGGGACCACGTGGGTCAGCATCGGCGCGCTGGTGCCTGCCAACCCGCTCGGCGGGGCGGTTGGCAGGCTGGCTTACGATGGCACGTACCTGTACGTCTATGGCCCGCTCCCCACATCCGTGGGGGGTGTGGCCGTGGGGAAAATCGGCCGGTGGAACGGTTCAGGGTGGCAGGCGCTGGGGATTGGCGCAGCTGGTGGGGCCAGCATCGAAACCGTGGCGGGCATCACGGGAGGTGGGCTGGCCGTTGCGGGGTTTGCTTGGAGTGGGACTATCGGCGGCATCGTGACGCCGGACAGTATTGCCGTATGGAACGGCTCAGGGTGGGAACCGTTCCCGGCTGACCCGCCCGATACGGGCACCCACGTCAATGACCGGTACCGCGTGTTCACGCATCCTGACGGCTCTCTGACTATGGCATGGCTATCGACGGCGGGGACATTCGCGGCTTCGCTCAGTGCTCCGGGCAGTCAGACGGTGACCAACTCTGGATCGAGCATGGCCTACCCGATCATCACCATTGCCTCAACCGCGTTGATCTACTGGATCAAGAACCTGACGACCGGGCACACCCTGAAGTTCAACGGGCTGAGCGGGGCTATCAACGGCACCATCACCATCGACTTCCGTCCTGCCAGGAAGACGGTACGCAACGGTCTCGGGACCAACCTGATCGGGTCGGTGGTGACGGGGAGCGACCTGGCAACGTTCTGTCTTGCCCCCGGTGACAATGTGATCAAGGTGTATGTCAGTGGGACCGTCACTGGCAGTATGCGATGGCGGCCGCAGTTCTGGAGTGCAGACTGATGGCCGCTGAGTACCAGTTGTGGCTCTCCACGCCGTTCGGCACTCGCGTGGCAGCCCTGCCGCTCGAACAGGTGGCGAAGCTCACCTATGCCCGCACCGTCAACGCCGTGGGCAGTCTCGTGATCGAGTGTGAGCGGGACGCCGTGCCGGCCTCCTGGGTGACCGAGGACGCACGGATCGAGGTGTGGCGCCTGATGGCGGCACATGGACGCTCGAAGGCGAGGGGCCGTGGCTGCTGTCGAAGTGGGTCAAGGGGATCAGCAAGGACGGCGCGCGCACATGGAAATTGACGGCTGAGCCTCTGATGACGCTGCTGAAGAGACGCCATGTCCTCTACTACGCCAACGGCACCAATGCGCTGTACACGCTGCCGGCCGAGCAGTTCCTGAAGGCGCTGTTTGACAACAACCTCGGGGCGAACGGCGACGGCTCGCCGCTGAACGTGGTCGGCAGCATCACGGGCCGCGACTGGGGCGCGTACATGACGTATGCGCCGGTGCAGTTCCTCGGCCCGACGATCACAAAACAGATGGCGTGGCGCAACGTCCTACCCGTGATGCAGGAGATCGCCAAGTCGAGCACGGGGTCAGGCGTCCCGATGTACTTCGACCTGGTGCAGTCAGGGGCAATCTTTGAGTTTCGGGTGTACGTCGGGCAGCGCGGCATCGACCGCAGCACGGGCACGGGCAGGCTGATCGTCTCGGCGGAGCGCGGGTCGCTGGGCGGCGACATCGAATATGGGATCGACTGGTCGGATTCAGCCAGTGTCGTGGCGGCTGGCGGCCAGGGGCAGGACGCGGCGCGGCTGGTGACACCACTGGCCGACGTGGCGGCTGTGGGCCGCTCCCCGTTCGGACGGCGCGAGGCGTGGGTAGACGCCACGCAGGTGACGACGTTCACGGGACTGGCGACCGAGGCGTACCAGGAGCTTCGGGCGCGCCGGCCCAAGCGCATCTTGACGGGCGACCTGCTGAGCGTGCCAGGGGCGGTGTACGGGCTGGACTGGGGCTTCGGTGACAAGCTGATCGCGGAGTTCGAGAAGGAGTCGTACACGGCCACCGTGGACGCCGTCACCGTCACATTGGACGGCGGCAAGGAAGAGATCAAGGCCGCGATCAGAGGCGAGGTCTGATGTCGATCGACAGTGCGCTGATGCGGATGCTGGAGCGGATCGACCGTCTGGAGCGGGGGGCCGAGCGGCGGGGCACGGCAGAGATCCCGAGGGGCGTGCCCGTTGGGGTGGTGATCGACTACACGGGATCAACGGCACCAGCGGGTTGGCTTCTCTGCCAGGGACAGCTTATCAACCGCACCACCTATGCGGCACTGTTTGCCGTCGCCTCCACAACGTATGGAGCAGGAGACGGCTCGACAACGTTCGCTCTACCCGATCTTCGAGGACGTGTCGTGGCTGGCAAGGATGACATGGGTGGGACGAGCGCGAACCGCCTTACCTCTCCGATCAACGGTGACAACCTCGGGGCGGCTGGCGGTGCGGAGTCTCACACGCTGGCCGTCTCAGAGATGCCGTCGCACTCGCACCTTCCAACCGACGGCGGGAACTACTTCGGAAACGGAACGACTTCATCACTCGCAGCGTCGTCGGGCGTTGGTGGCCTTGTCACGATGTCCAGTTCGGGTGGTGGTGGTTCACACAACAACATGCAGCCAACCCTGGTCCTCAACAAGATCGTCTTCGCTGGTGTGTAGCCGATCATCCAGGCTATTGACGATGGACGCGTTCAGCCCGGGAGGGATCTCATGACCGACACACTCCGGGTCGCGGGGATGGGATGGCCGAACGGAGCCGTCTCCGGCGGAAACGGTCGCATCCTGTCGCTCCCGTCCGACGAGATCCTGCTGCTGGGATCGGAACACTGGCACTACGACGCGGCGGTGGGTGCCGGCAAGCGCGTCCTCTTCCGGGGAATGGCTCGTCAGGGCTTTCGGCCGGCCGAGGTCCAGTGGGATCCGGGGCGCTACGTTGCGGAGATCCTTCGCGACGCCCGGCGCGTGACAGCGCCGATCACCGATTTCGTGGCCTGGAACGAGTCGAATCTCCAGGACGAGCGGGGGGACACTCGCTCTGACCACGGCGACCTGACCGACCTGATGCGCCTGATCGGAGGGTTCGGCCTGGAAGTCGTCTTGCGGCTGCGACGGGAGTTGCCAGGGACCGCGCTGCACTTCGGAGCGTTCGCGCCAAAGGACGAGACCGACTACATCGACCTCTGGCGGCCGGCAGCCGAAGCGTGCGATGTGATCGACGTGCACGCATACGGCCAGGGCGAGGGCATCGTCGGCCACATCCAAAAGTACGCGGCGCTGTTCCCCGACAAGCCGATCCACCTGACCGAATGGCACAGCGACCTGAACGGCCCGGGGATGGACCGTGAGACGCTGAAGCTGCTCGCGGAGTACGCGGCCGTGCACGAGCAGTTCCGAGCCTACTACTTCCTGTGGCGGTGGGACGGGGCACCATCTCACCAGCGGGATCTCGCCGACGCCATCGCCGTTGAGGGCAACGACGAGCGGCTGGCCCTCTTCAGGAACCCCCCAGCAATGCTCGCCACGCCGACAGACGAGCCGCCGCTGGTGATCGACCCGCCGATCCACGAGCCTGCGACGGAGGACCCCGTCCCAGAGGGGACAGCCATGCCTGACCCCTACGAGCATTTCGCATTGGAGCAGATAGTATCTGCGTCCGAGTGCCCGCTGGAGAACGTGCGGGCCAACTGGCCGAGAATCGTGGAGCAGCTCGCCCACTGTGGCATCAACGACCGGGCCACGCAGATTGCGGCCATCGGCACCACGGCCATCGAGACGGCCTCGACATTCCTGCCTGTACGTGAGGCGTTCTGGCTCAGCGAAGCATGGCGCGCGGCGAACCTTCGCTACTACCCGTGGTACGGCCGGGGACTGATTCAAATTACCTGGGAAGCCAACTACCGCGCTTTCGGTCAGAAGGTTGACGAACTCTGGCAGGCTGGCGGAGCAATCGACCTGATCGCCCGTCCTGACGATGCGATGGAGCCGGACATCGCTGCTGCCGTCATGGCCGTCTACTTCCGCGATCACGGTGGCGATGGGTTGTGCCTGATCCCTGAAGCCGCGCGGCGCGGCGACTGGCGCGAAGTGCGGCGGCTGGTGCAGGGCGGCGCGGCGGGGCTGGACCGACTGGTAGCGATTGCAGCAGCGCTCGAAGGCGAAGCGCCACCAGTGAGCACTGAGCGACTGTACGGCGTCGATGTGCCGGATGGTGTGATTCGACAGCAGGACTCCTGGACGTGCGCGGTACGGACCACCTACGCGGCGCTGTGGTCGCTGGCTGACCAGGGCGTCGGCGAGCCTGTCACCTACGGCGACGGTGGCCCGCGAGATGTGTACGACTGGCTGGTGCCGGCCTACGATGCGCCAGACGTCGGACTGCTCGATCACACTGGGGCAGGATTGGCAGCGGCGCTGCGTGAGCACGGGTACGTGGCAGAGCACGCCTATCCCGTCTCGCTGGAGCAGGTGCTCGAACGAGCCGGCGCGATGCCTGTCATGATTGGTGGGGACGGCTTCAATCACTGGGCGTATGTGCGTGGTCGGACCAATGACGGCGGGCTGGCGCTGGAGAACCCGGCGCCCGGCCACGCTGGCATTGACGACTACCTTCGAGACTCGTGGGGCAGACTCGGACCGATGGCAATGGTCTGGATAGAGCCGGTGGCTGTTGAGCCTGTGTCAGTGCCGGCCCCGCCAGACTACGCCACGCTCGTCGGAGTTGCGTTCAGCGAGCAGGGCGTCGTGGTGCCGGCCCTGGCTGCCGCGCTCGCCAACCCTGATGATGCCAACCTACGTACCCAGGTGGATTCCGTGCTGCGATTCCTGAGATCCAACCAACCGGCGGCGTGAAATTCGCGAACCGTTAGTATCCCACGGCGATACTAACGGTTCGACCCTCAATCATTAGTATCGCCGTGGAGCCGTGGTAGAGTGATGGCGGTGACCGCATGGGCGCGGATCGGCAGTATGAGCCGGGGTCATCAGGCTGAACCCCTGACCCCTCATAGGGCGGGAGAGCCGCTCTCCGCTAATTGGTAGACGAAGTCCCGGTCAGCTACCAGCCGTGGCAGCACGGTGCGGAAAGGGCACGTAGGTGTAAATCCTGCCGCGCCCGAACCAGAAGCCCCGGACCAAACGGTCCGGGGCTTCTCTGCGTCTACTCCTGGGCGGCCTGGATCTCGCGCCACGACGGCCCGGGCATGATCTCGTCATCGTCAGAGTAGCCGCGCCGGGGGCGCATCAGTACCTCTCTCGATTGGCACGGACGAGGATCATCTCGTTCGCCGCCTCCAGGAACAGGCCACAGAACGCCCCCGGCTCGACGCCGGCGTCAGTGAGGAGCACCTGTACGCTCTCGTCGTTCAGGTCAACGGGCATTAGTGTCGTGACCGTCAGCAGATGATCGAGAATCGGTGCCTCCCAACGAAACACCAGCTCCCGCCACCGCCACCGGCTGCTGATGTAGCAGGCAACATCCTGGACGGTCAGCGGGTCTAGTTCGCCAGGGAACGCACTGTAGAGCGTCTTGCGCAGGATCATGCGCACCGTCCGCTTGTCCTGGTCTGTGATCGCCATCGTCAGTTCCTCTCTACGCGCCGCACGGTGTAGGTCAGCGGCCTGGTGTGCGCGATCCACTCGCCGTGACTCTGCCGCCAGTCCAGCGGCCCGCCGGCGTCATGCTCAGCTTCGGCTCGCGCGGCCTCCGGTGTCTGGTGCGAGAGCGGCGAGACGCCGCCACCGCACCCGCTCGTGTCCTGCCAGGCGACGATGTAGGCCATCAGAACGCATCCACCAGGTCGTGCACGTCGCAGAAGTCGCCGTCAGAGCGGCGGTCATCGGGGCAGTCCGTCTCCATGCACGGCGACGGCGCGCCTGCGCGCATCTGGGCCACGTAGGCCGCGCCTTCGGGGGTGAGAAAGATCCTGACATCGCCGAGTCGGTCGTAGGTAGGCGTGTAGTTGGCGGCGCTCATCACGCTGCCCGCCGCGCCGAGGCGTAAGCCACAGCCACGCTGTCAGACGCGAACGCTGCCCGGCCGGCTTGCTCACGAGCCTGCGCCGCCTCCCGCTCGACACTCAGGACGATGCGTGCAGCCCACTCGTGGGAGCAGCGCCGAGTCGGGTAGTGGACGCGGGCGACGCACTCGCAGGCGTCAGGGCGCACGGTGTAGGTGACGGTTGCGTCGGTCAGGCTCTTGACGGCGAACGTGCTGGCGTCGGTCTGCGCGACGTGGCCGAAGGCGATCAGCTCGGCAGCCTTGCCGATGCGGGAGCGGTCAGCGGGTGCGATGCTGAGCGCGCGGGCGATGACGGCCTGGACGGTGGTGAGCGATACTGCGTGTGCCATCTGAGTCCTCCATACGACTCTGGTGGTTCGCGGCTCGTCGGGTACCATCCGACGGGCCGCCACTTCTTACTACTGCATCATACTCCCTGCGACATCATCTGTCAAGCGTTTATCCGATATCTATGCACTACTTACTACTGTCTGCTATGCTGACGGCTGAGGAGATCATCATGTCTCAGTCCGTGCTTACGGTTCCCGAAGTAGCTGAGCGCCTTCGCCTCAATGAGGAGACAGTGCGGCGCTGGCTGCGTACCGGCAAGATCCAGGGGGTACGGCTCGGCGGCACCCGCGCCGGCTACCGGATCCCAGCGTCCGAAGTGGACCGACTGCTCGGCACGGCGGAGGCCTCGCAGCCAGAAGCCTGACTGTGGTTGCGCTCCGCGTTGTCATGGTGTCACACTGTCGAAGGTTGTGCTTTCACCTGATGACACCGACGTGTAGGTTGTCGTTGGTCGCTGGAAGCAGGGAAGATAGGACCGTGATGGGGAAGTTCACCGATCTGCTCTATGCTCGTCCCTCATTCTTGGAGGGAATCGGGCGGCTGCTCGACATGGGCGGCACGCTCAACGAATACAACCGGTGCGATACTCCTGAAGATGCCGACCTCGTGGCGCTGCGCTCGGACTGGGAAGCCCTCGGGCAGGACTACCGGGCCGCGTTGGGTTCGATCATCCACGAATCGCAGGTGAGCGCCGAGCATGGCACCACGGCGGCGGGGTAAGGATCGCGAGCTCACGCCTCGGCAGAATCCGAGTCAAGAGCCAGAGCGCCCCAATACGTCACTCGAATACTTCGAGGCGACGATCACGGCCTACCGAGGCCCGCTGCCCCCCGTGGAGATGCTGCGGGATCTTGACCAGCTCGTCCCGGGCGCGGCTGAACGGTCACTGACGCTCTTCGAGGATCAAGCACGCCACCGTATGGACCTGGAACGCCGAGCCATCGGGGGGGACATCGTCCAATCCAGGCTCGGCCTCCTTGCCAGCTTCGTGTTGTCGCTGGTGACGATCAGCGGGTCGATCTATCTGATTGCCACCGGGCATAGCCTGGAGGGCTTCGGCACGATCATCTCCACCATCGTGGCCTTGGTCGGAGCTTTCACCTACGGCACCAAGAGCCGCAAAGATGAACGTCGCGAAAAGGCGGAACAACAGCAACGACTGAAGTCCCGCTGACGGCGCCACCCTCAGATGGTGCCGGCAGACCGAGCACCAGCGGCGCGGAGTGCGTCTCTCAGGGCGATCCACGCCGCCCGCTCGTCATGTCCGTCGTACCAACACTCTCGAATCACGTCCACCGTGTGAGGGCCGAGGCGGCGGTAGACGGACAACCGCCGCACGTCGGCATCCTTCGTTGACAGCACCACTCTCCATGATATCGGCGGCTCTGGAAACAGGGCCAGCAGTATGTCAGGCTTGCTCTCCTGCACCAGCTTGACAATGGCGTCTCGGTGCGGTTGGAGACGCTCCAGGCGCTCGTCAGTCCCGTTCAGGACAGAGTTGACGGATGTGAACTGATGGTCATCCAACAAGCGGCGATAGGTGCTCAGCAGAAGGAGGCGGTCCGTGATCTCTCGCATGGTTGTGATAGGCGCGGCGCTGCAACATACTGTGCACCACGCCCGGACCCTACCACCTACGTACCACCTGAGCCCTGAAACGATGCTCCGAAACAGTCTGCTAGGTGGTAGCCGCAACCCTGGTAGCCCCATGCCCAGGAGGGGCGCCGACCTCTGCCACATGTTCCAGAAGTTCGCGCGGACCAGATAAGGCGGGCAACCATTTGGCCCCGATTACCACCTGACGTACCACCTATGGGCCGAAACCCCATCGTAAACCTCAGTCCTGGAGGATGCCGTCAGCCGCCGAGATGGCGCGCTGGCGGCCTTCCAGCGAAGGTTGAGCGTAGATTCGCAGGGTGACCGAGGCGTCGGCATGGCCCAACCGATCCGCGACATCAGCCGCGGGGATCCCAATCGCCAGCAGATGCGTTGCGTGAGCGTGCCGTCCGGTGTGGGTCGCGTGGTAGGGCACGCCGGCCCGCGCGCAGAGCCGCTCTAACCTCGCCAGCACGCCATCGTAGGTCCACATCCGTGCGCCGCCTCCATAGACGTGCTCGAAGACCCAGACGGCCCCAGGATGCTGCTGCTGGCGGTGCCGGAGCAGTGAGGCCAGCGCTTCCACGGACAGGCCGATGGTGCGCGACCTTCTGGACTTCGGCCATTCCTGAACCCGGCCATTCCGAAAGCGCGTGCGGCAGATGGTCAGGGTCTTGTCTTGCTCGCTGAACGCTTCCCACTTCAGCCCCAGCAGTTCACCGATGCGGAGGCCGCAGGTCAGGGACAAGACCCACAGCGTTTCCAGGCGATCCCCCATCAGGACCGGCCTGAGCTTCGCCATCTCGGCGCGCGTCCAGATCTCCGGCCGCTTGCGCTCAGAGCTTGGCGTGAAGACGGTCCGCACCGGGTTGATGGTGATGATGCCGTTGTCGCGGGCATAGTCCAGCGCCCGGCGGAGCACACCCACGGCAGCGGTGACCTGCTGCGCCGTGATCGGTCGCACCTTCTGAGTCTTCTTCCCGGTGATCGGGTGGATCGGTGGACGGTCCGCGCCGACTTCCAACAGTTGCGCGACGATGGCCTGCACATGATCCTGGCGCAGGTCAGAGAGACGGAGGGGGCCGAGGGCAGCGAAGTAGCCGAGATAGCGCTGGTAGATCGTCCGGGTGGAGATCGACCAGTCCGACGATGCGGCGGCGATCCTGAACCAGTAGGAGATCCAGGCCATCAGCGGCGTGTTGCCTGAGTGCGTGGTGTCCGGCCGCGCCAGGCGCTCAAGCTCGCGGTTGAGCCACGAGACTGCCGCGTCGTAGTCAGCAAACCACGTCCACTCGGTGGATGCTGGAGGCCGGGCACGCCAGCGACCAGACGGAGCGTGCAATGCGATTGCACCAGTGCCCTTCCGGCGGCGCGGCGGTCTCGGGGCCGGCTTACGTGGTCGCGCCATTGACTCTCCGAACTATTGGAGTGACACCGCCCGGCGACGCCGGACGTAATTCACCAAACAACGAACGAGCCACGTAAACACGATTCCCAGTGTGGCTCCGGTCAGCAGGTGCACGGCTGCCACCAGACGCAGGGTCGAAATACGAATGTGGATAATCTCAGGCTCTAGTGATGGGGATGGTTTTGGCACCACGCTCAGCGCTTCGATTGCCGCACGAATAGCCGCTATTTCTTCAAGGGTTACTTGCTCAGTGTGTGCTAACGTGGATTTCCATTCGTCCGTCTGCAGGTACTCGGCTACGTACAGAACCGCGAATGGCGTCCCCACCGCAACATGAAAAGCCAACCAGTTTCTTACGTAGCTGCCTGACGTCGAACCAGGGCCAAGCGCGTTGACCCAGACGATTGGACGGCCGGCGTTGGTCACCATCGCAACCACGTCGGCGTTCGATTCGCTGCGCCACTCCTCAGCGTCATCCTCATCAGAAGACCAGGGGCTACCGCGCTCCATTACGCCGCTCCACCGCACTCTCGCCGTGCAAAGTAGGACAGATGTTCTAATCTCACCTTGTATCTACTATTGAGCGACGCTGAGTGGCGCACTAGCAACGCGCAGTTACGGAGTAATTTTCCGCAGGTCGGCGTCTGCCCGCACACCCATGACCGAGACGCGCATCATCTCCAGCGCCTTATCCTGAAGATCAGGTGGAAGATCGACCACCGTGTCGAAGATCCGCCCGGCAATGTGCGCTCGCTCGGGGCCAAGCGTTCGGTAGATTCGGTCTTCCAGGGCAATAGCCGCCGGATCGAAGCTCACTCCGAGGCGCTCCGCGAGCGTGGAGCGAGACACGCTGAATGCCTCAGCAAACACCCCGATCTGCTCCGTGCGCATCTGCCGCTTGCCCTGCTCATACGGGCGGTAGCCGGCCAATGTCAGGCCAGCACGCTCCGCGGCCTGTTCCTGTGTCAGGCCGGCCGACTCACGCAGTTCCTTGAAGACGGCTGCGATGCGCAGCCCCTCCGGGGTCTTTGCGGCCAGGGTGATCTCCGCGATGCAGACTGCCACTGAGGCGCACTCCAATCCTACCGCTTAACGGTTCTAATAGAACCGTTTCAATATGTATCACAGGAAGCGGTTGACATGGAAGCGTTCCAGGTTGTATCTTCGTTACTGATGCACTTTGCATCGCTCCGGAGGTGCAACTTGGAACGTCGGGCGGTCACGAGCGGTGGCCTGGTGAAGACCACTGTACAGCTTACTGAGGAGCAGCTTCGGCGTCTGGATCGGGCGACGCCTCCACACGGATCTCGGTCTGATCTGGTGCGCCGCTACGTCGAGCAGGGTCTTGATCGCGATGATCGGATCGCTCGGGTGGCTGATGCGCTTGAGCCAGCGGCGGCGGCGGCGGTCTGATGACACAGCTTCCAGTCGATGCGATCACGGTAGGCGAGCGCCGACGCGATGACTACGGCGATGTGGCCGGGTTGGCAGCCAGCATCAAGAAGTACGGCCTTCTGCATCCCGTCGTGGTGGATGACGAGGCAACGCTGATTGCTGGTGGCCGCCGACTCCAGGCCGTCAGGTCGCTGGGCTGGGAGATGGTCGACGTTCGCTCACTCGGCGAGCTGACCGATGCCGAGCGCGACGAGATCGAGCTGGAGGAGAACCTACAGCGCAAGGATCTGACCGCCTACGAGCGCGCCAAAACGGTCGCGAGTCTAGCCGAGACGGCGCGACAGGTGCTCACTCAAACCTGTTCGGAATCCGAACAGGTTTCCAAGCCAACGCGCGGACCCTCACGTACCGCAGGCTCTCTGCGAGATGTAGCAGCACGGATCGGACATTCGCCCTCGCAGATCGTGGAAGCACAGCAGCACGTCGAGACGGCCGAGGCATACCCCGAGCTTCAGGGACCGGGCTGGAAGCAGTACCACGTTCTCGAAGCACGCGAGAAGCTAGAGAAGCTACCCGAGCCTGAGCGGCCGAAAGCGGTCGCACTGGTGTCCCGGCCGGGCATTGACCCTCGATCAGCCACCGAGATGATCGGGAACCTCGCCACCAAGCCGGCCGAAGTGCGTGAGCGGATCTACGAGAAAGCCGAGAGCGCGGACCCGCGCGAGCAGTCGGACGCCATCACCGAAGCGTGGAACCGACCGGCCATGCCTGACCCGCGCCTTCCGATGGCCCTGGACATCGTCCAGGCGCTCAAGAAGGCGATGCGAGCCGTGCCAGAGGACGCGATGACTGCAGCAGGGCGCGCCCTGCTATTCGGCGCAGAGGAATGGGTAGCTGCGCTCAAGGAGTATCGCCGTGAGTCTTGAGCTTGAAGTGCAGACACCAACCATTCCGCGGGATCAGCGCATCCGTGAACTGTTCACAGACCAGGGCGGAGAGATGACCACCGTTGAGTTCGCACAGGTGTGCATCGACGATGGCGTCTGGTCTGAGTGGGAACTCACGCGGATGGTCGTCAAAGAAGCTCAGGCGCAGATTCGCGCGGCACTACGGTCCCGAGACAAGGGCGGGCTGCCCTACGCCGGCCAGACCACGACTCGCAACGAGGACGGCGCACCTATTTGGCGACTGCGTCAAGGCTGGCTGTTCGAAGACTACGAACTCAACGTCAAGGAGCACATCGCTCAGCGTGACGAGGCGCACTCTGTCGCGGTCAAGCTCTCGGCCGAGTGCGAAGTGCGGTACGGCGTCGTCATACCGGTTCCGGCGGTCTGACATGGAAGCGTTGCTACGAGTCCGCGATGTCGCGGGGCTGCTGCAACTGCACCCGAACACGGTCTACCGCCTGGTAGAGCGTGGCGAGCTGGTTCCGACGCGGGTAGGTGGTTCGCTCAGGTTCTCGATGCGCGACGTGGAAGCCTACGCCGAGCGAGCGCGCGTGGTCCCGCCAACCCGGATCGAGGATGCGCGGGCAGACCTGCGAGTCATCCCGCTGCCTCCGGGCATGTCGCTCGACGACATCAACGTGATGACCGGGCGCACGCTCCGCGAGGACCTCATAGGAGCCTCGGCAGAAACAGCAGTCTCGCCAACTGCACGGCGCGGCGATTCCGCGACCCAAAAGAAAGCCGCGTCTCAGCGGTAACTGAGCGCGGCCCATTCCCCGGAGGGACATGCGTGACAAGTTCAACTGTAGCACCCATCGCGCCGCCTGTACAGCCAGTGTCGGCGCAGGATCGCTACCGCGAGCACGTCTACAGCGGCTGCCAGCCGTGCGCCGGCGGCCACTGGTGCACTCTGCGTGAGCGCTTGGACTGGCTCGCAGCTCGTGACGACACGCGGAAGGGGGCGAACCGTGGCTGACATGCTCGCTTGCCCTGACTGCGGGACCGAGTTGCCCGCAACCGTTGTTGAGGCGCTGGGGTTTCTGTACGGCGGCACCGTGATCCGTGTTGACAGCCTCGCTGGCAATCTGGCGTGGGCGATCCGCGAGAGCGATCGCCGTCCTCCCACGTTCACGGACTCTCGCCTTGGCGAGATCGCCATCCGTCGATTCATGGATGACCTCGCACCTCACACGCTGATCGCCGCCGCACGGCACCACGAGCGCCTGACTGTCGGCACCAGCGAGTGCGGCCGGGCACAAACAGACCGGCTCGCCCGCGAGGATGTGGAGGCCAGCCGTGGCTGATTCCAAGTTGCGAACCATCGACCTTGACTCCCTCCTGCTCGCGAGAGGATCGCACGCCTCCATGCAGCAAGGCGCGTGCGTCATGGAGGCCGTGGCCTTCGTGGCGGGAGAGCGCTGGTCCGACCATCCGCAGTGCGCCTCGAAGGTGATCGGCGTGTTTCTGCGCTCGTGGAATGACGCCATGAGCGACGAGGACCGTCAGCAGTTGAAACCGCTGATCCCGCTACTGGTCGGCACGGCCGCGAGTGACGGGGTCGAACTCCAGCGCTCGTGGAGCGCGCTAGACTGGTCTGTTCGGGTGAGTGCGCCCGCATGGTTGCGGCTCGCAGGTCTTATATCCGAGGCCGGAGCGCTGGAAGCGTGCGCGCCTATCGTGGATAGCGCCAGCGCCGCGCGTGCTCAGGCTGCACTGAACGTGGCGCGTGAGAAGGCCTACGCTGCCGGGGCCGCTGCATGGGCCGCTGCCGGGGCCGCTGCCAGGGACGCTGCCAGGGACGCTGCATGGGCCGCTGCCAGGGACGCTGCATGGGCCGCTGCCG